ACCAGAATTACCTTCACCCAGCCCTAGCGTGGCTCCTACCCCTACGCCAGAGCCTTCTGTAGAGCCTGAGCCTACGCCGCAGCCAACCCCAGAACCCACACCCGAACCAACCCCAACACCAACGGAGGAGCCAAGTCCCGAGGTGACAAATGAACCAACCCCAGAACCAACGCCAGAGCCAACGCCTGCACCAACAGAAGTTCCGCCATCTCCTTCCGTATCTCCTGATCCCACTCCTGTACCTACTCCTGAACCCGAACCCGCTCTGCCAGTTGTAGGAGCTGCGGTTGAGGCAGTCGGCGAGGTGTTCGCCAACATCACGGCCATCACCGAGATCGGCAAAGACCTTGATCCGATTGAGAAGGAAGAAGCGCAGCCGGTTGCCGTCGCAATCATTGCCAGCCAAGTTGCAAGTGTGGCTGCCGCAGCGTCAAATGCAGCACGAGCGGCTGCTAACATTGGCGGCGGCGGACCAGCGGGAGGCAATGGAAATACGCCAAGCCGAAAGGGTGGTCGCCGTGCTTAGGAACATCATCAACGATCTGGTCGGAGGCTCGTGGACGATCCTCGGTCTGCTCTTCGCGGTGGTCGTACTACCAGAAGGTCAGACGCAAAGCACAATGGCAACGCTGTTCATCTTGATGACAATCATCTGGGTGGCAACAGGATATTTGAGGTGGAAAGAATGACAAACGAAGATCACCGCAGGGAACTCAAGGAGCAGGGCTGGACGCGCATTGACACCGCGCCAGGCGAGTGGGTGGCACTCGTGCCAAGCGAAGATGCAAGCGCCTACGGCGGCACGCTCTGGAAGCGTGGCGACAACGGCAACGACTACAGCGAGGGATGCACCGCTGGCCATCCGATCAGCGCGGCACTCGACTACCAGAAGGCTGGTCTTGCACTCGCCGCGCACATCAAAGAGGAAATCGGCGAATGAAGTTCAAGGTCAAGTCGCAGCTTGATCACGTTGAGAAGGGCGGCATCCTTGACGACTGCGGGCCGTCCAGCACGGCAGCCGCCGTCGCGTGGGCGTCTGGCTACAAGGTGGACCCCACCGCTGGAGACGGCATAGTCGCAAAGGCGAAGGCGACTGGCTTCGTAGAGAAGGAGGGCGTGTCGGACAACGGCTCGTCTCTCGGCGACTTGATCAAGACGGCAAAGCAGATGGGCGCGAAGGCGCGCTATGCAAAGTCGTGGGATGACGTCGTGATCTCCGCACATCGCGGTGCCGGACTCATCGTCTGGGTGCAGCAGGCGGTGGACTACCCAGCCGTGGAGATCAGCGAGTGGCATAAACGCTGGCAGGCATACTGGACAAAGAAAGACCGCAAGCACATCGCGCTCGGCTACGGCCATATGACCGCAGCCGCGTGGGATGCCGTTGACGGATGGCAGTGGGCGTGTCCCACGCGATCAGGCAAGGGCAAAGAGAAGTTCGGGGTCAGCGTGACCGAAGAGCAGCTCAAGCAGATTGCTGCGAGCAAAAAGAAGCAGACGGGCGGCGCAGCGTTCAAGCACGTCGTCATCGTCGAGTGGAAGTAAGGAGTCAGAATGTATAGCGACATCAAGGCAGGCATCCGCTGGATCATTGACAACACAGGCGTAGACGAGGCGTTGATTGAGTTCTTCCGAACCTTCATCACCGTGTCTATCTCAGTCGCACTCGGCTTGGGCATCCCGCTCCTCGACATTTCTGGCGGTGACTTCCGCACAGTGCTGTCCGCAGGGCTGGCCTCAGGGCTGCAGGTGCTGATCAAGTTCCTTGACCCAAAGAACACTTCGTTCGGGATCAAGGAGAAGTCGGCTGAAGACAAGGCTCTTGCGGAAAAGCAATACGACATCTAGGCTCTGACGATCGGCGTGTAGTCGCGCCGAAGTAGGAGGTCGCAATGGAGGAGTTAGACGAGTTCCTGACGCTGCAGGGTGCCTACAAAGGGCCACTCTGCGGCTATCAGTTGCTTGAGATAAGCGACGCTGACCGGCAATCGCTGGACAAGGCGCTCGCAGCCGCGAAGATCACGGCAAAGGCAATCCAGAAGTGGTGCGAGATTCGCAACCAGCACTGGGCGCAGCAGAACATCCAGCGACACAGGAGAGGGGACTGCAAATGCCAGAAGACCTGATCGAGTTTCAGCGTGAGGACGAACTCAACGAACTGAAGTCGGCGCACCGGCGTGCGTTGCGCGCACTCGCCAAGAAGGATCAGCAGACCGAAGAACTCGTGGAGGCGGTCTACCGCGCCGCGAAGGATGCGGCGGTCGGGATGAAGATTCCAGCCGTGCCTGCGCCAAAGCCAGACAAGCGCAAGGGCAAGCGCGAGGTTGCCGTCGTGCAACTGAGCGACTGGCAACTCGGCAAGAAGAGCGTGGACTACGACATTGACACCGCAGCCAAGCGGCTGCAGCTACTCGCCGAGAAGGTGCAGCGCGTCGTAGAGATTCAGCGCAAGGATCATCCTGTGGACACGGTGAAGATTCTGCTCACTGGCGACCTCGTGGAGTCAGACGGCAACATCTTCCCAGGACAAGCCTACGAAGTTGAGGCTGGCGGTCTGTACGTCCAAATCTTCCGAGGCGCGGAGATGCTGGCGCAGTTCGTCAGAGCAATGGCCGCACTCTTTCCGCAAGTGGAGGTCTACGGCGCAATCGGCAACCACGGGCGCTTGGGGCGCTACTCGGATCACTCGCCAGAAAGCAACAGCGATGCGATTCTCTACAACATTGCGCGGTCACTCGTGCAGAGCGAGAAGCGCGTGAGCTGGAAGGAGAGCCTCACCGTTGGCGGTCGGCACTGGTACGACACGCTCGACTTGCCAGGCGGCAAGATCGGGATGATCGTCCACGGCGATCAGTTCAGGGGTGGACTTGGGATGCCGTGGTACGGCGTCGCAAAGAAGGCGAGCGGCTGGCGTCTGTCGGTTGCTCCGTTTGACTACCTCTGGTTCGGACACTGGCATCAGCCGGCGCGACTCGTCCTTGCCGACGGCAAGATCACCACGTGGTGCAGTCCGTCGCTTGAGAGCAGCAACCGCTTCGCTCAGGAGGTCGTCGGCGCGTCTGGCGAGCCAGGGCAGTGGCTAATGTTCTTTGACGGCGATGGAGAGGTCTCAGCCGAGTACCTGATCCGCTTGCGCTAGTGCCGTTCCTTGCAGGTCCGCCGGCACCGAGGCCGCAGGACATAGGAGCCTGCACGCCGTGCGGGGAGACTCGCAGGGTGTGGAGGTTTGCCGAACAGGAAGTCAGCCTCACGGTCGGCTATTCTGCAGTCCTGTCCTACGCTATCTGCCGAGCGTGCCTAGAGGTGGTTCTAGAGCTGCTCGATGAGGACGATGACGCCGCTGGCTATGCCAGCGACCTCCCAGACTGACCTCCTCCAGTCTGGGAGGCTACCCCTTGACAAGCCGTGACATCACGCTCTAGGATCGTGACAGCAGCGAGGAACCCGACCAAGTTGGCGGGGCTGCTGAGGAGATAAAGATGATTCGGACACTGCAGGAGATCGCAACGGTCGTCACCTTCATCGCAGCGATGGTGCTGCTCTTGGCGCTGGGGTCAATGCGATGAGACTGAACCGAAAGACGCAGCCACTGGTCTACAAGCGAGTGGCAATCCGCACGACGCTGCTGGATGAGCAAAAGCGCAGCGATCAGCAACTTGACATTGCCATTGGCATCCTCGGAGCGGCGCTTCTGGTAATCGTCTTCGTGGTGCTTGGCTAATGCCAGTTTACGAGTACCGCTGCGGCGACTGCGGGCATCGGGAGGAACACACGCACTCAATCCACAACGTCTACAACCCGCGCTGTGAGAAGTGCGGCCGCTGGATGCGGATGGTCTACACGCCAGCAGCAGTGGTTTACAAGGGCGAAGGGTTCGCCAAGAAAGACAGAAAGAAGGAGGGCAAGTGATGGTCAAGTGGAAGTGCGTCCTCTGCGACGCCAAATGTGAAACCGAGGTCAAGCCTGGTCTTGGTCAGCGACTCTGCAAGCCGTGCCTTGTCAGGCACTATCAGACGCTCGTGCAAATCTACAAGCCAGAGGGCGGCGTAAGACTCGAAGAGGCGAAGCGCCTACTGGAAGCAGCAAAGAAGGAGGTCAAGGCGTGAGCAAGCAATACGAGTTTGTCAAGGCAGAGCAAAGGTCCGAGGGCTGGCACGCTCTTAGGAAGGACGGCATCACGGCGACCGACGTGTCGGTCATCGCAGGGCTGAATCCGTACAAAACTCCCTTTCAGCTTTGGGCGGAGAAGCTAGGGAAGTATCAGCCTGACCCAGTGGGACCAGCAGCAGTGCGCGGCATTCTGCTGGAGAACACGGTTGCAGAGTTCTACGAGATGGAGACTGGCCGCGAGCTGCGCCGCAGCAACGGCATTGTCCGACTCAAGGAACTGCCGTGGGTGATGGCGTCGCTCGATCGCACCATCGTCGGCGAGGAGGGCTTGGTGGAGATCAAGACCAGCACCTCACCGCGCTGGAGTCTGCACCCAGTGCCGCCAGAGGTGGTGGCGCAGGTGCAGTGGCAAATGTTCGTCACCGGCGCACCGTGGTGCGACGTAGCAGTCCTGCTCGGTGGTTTGGTCTTCCGCATCGAGCGGGTGGCTGCGAGCATTGACTACCAGACGGAGTTGTACCGCAAGGCAGTGGAGTTCAGGAACGCGCTCGCAACGCAGACGCCGCCAGCCTTGCAGGGTCAGGACTCTGACGCGCTGGCGCAGGTCGTGCCGCAGGCGAGCGAAGAG